AAGCTCCTTCCAAATTTTTCGTACTTGAAAGAAACCTCTATCTGTAGTAATATATTTACAGAAAGAGAAATCTTTCGGGATAATAAACAGGTTTGTTTGATTGGTAGTCGGCAACCTGTTTATTTTTTGTTTTCAAGCTCACTGTAAAGCTTATTTACACCTCTTCTTATAACTTCAACTCTCGTTTCTTTATAATATTCCGTTAAACAGTCTATCTTTTCAAGGTCGTCTTTGTTAAACCTTACGCCTAGCTGTTTAACTTTTGGCGTATCGCTTTTAGGTCTGCCTGTGCGTGGACTCATTTCATCACCTCACTTTTTGATAACCACAAATTTATTATAATTATTGGTAATCAAAAAGTCAAGCGTTTTTATAAAATTTTACTCCTTATCTTCAATCTCTATAAATTCTCCTGTGTTCTTTTGCAGGAAGCTCTTTACAGCAACCCACACCCTGCGCACGGGTAGTCCTGATAATGTCATATTTTTAAGTACTGACAGTATCTCATATACTATGTAAAGTAACGCAAAAAACTCCATCACTGTAATATCTTTTAAATGTATATACCCTCTTATCGCCTCTGGTATAAACCCGATAAGATTTACCGGGCATAAAATATCTACAAATACTAGGCATACAAGCGATAGCAGCATTCCCACTTTGCGGATACCGCCGTCAATGCCTACACTGGAATTAAATGCTCTGTCTTTTGCAGCCCTCAAGCTACCAAAAAGTACATCCATTACAATCATTATTACAACTAATTGAAATAGTGTGTTTCCCCTCATAACGGCAAAAATTGGTCTAAAAATATCAAAATGCATTGTTAATGCTCCTTTCTTTACTTTACTCTTCTCAACTCTTCTGCGTTTTTCTCAACGCAACTAAAAAAGAGAGCCGAAGCCCTCTTTATGTTATCATAAGCTCAATTACTCCTGTTTCTTAGCATTTGAAGGAGTAGCAGGAGTTTCCTCTGTGCCACCCTCTACTATCTCCCATACGCCTAAATCAACGGCCACCTGCTTTACATAAGGCTTTAGCTTTCGTGGTACCTCAGCATAAGTACACTTACCTTCAAGTATAAGATTCACATAAAATAATGCTAAATTTTTAAACTTCATATCTTTTTCCTTTCTTTCTGAAAAACAAATTATATATCCTAACAAAATGTATAGCCTTGTATATAGCCATTGCATTATTGTTCACCATCATCCTTCATAGCTTCATCACTCATCACAAGGCTTGTAAGCTCCATAACGGTTTTCTCAAGCATATCAATGGCCTTTGCCTGCTTTTCTAACTCTTCTGCGCTTACCATGCCTGTTGCATGGGTGACAGCAGTATGCTCTGCCTTGCTTACATCTATGCTATCTATGGCGTACCCATCCGGCACCTCAAAAGTACCAAGCTTCAAACTCTTTAAGTCCGATTGTTCGGACACTACAGCCAAGACTCCACCGTTTGATGTGTACAATACAGTGTACTTCATTTTGTCTCCTTTCTAATTTAAAAAGTCTATTTTTGTAATTTGAACAGGCCCTGCAAAAACATCAGACGATCTGTCGCTATTACAGTAAGCGCCAAAACTTATAAACGCCTGTTCGTTTATATCTGCCACATTTAGCACAATTTGGCTGTTTCTATCTATTGCAGGGCTTGCAGTGCCTTGTCTTAAAACATCTATCGCATCGACATTGCCTGCTCCTGCAACATATATCAGCCTTCTTGTGCTTACACGATTTACATGTGCCTCCAAGGTCGCATAAGGACTACCTTGAATGTTTGCCAGCGTTCTGTAGCTTATAATAATTTGCCTGAATGGAGTTAAATTTATCGACTGCGACAGAACGCATCCGATACGTCTTGATTTCAATGCAGGGTAGCCGGTGGACAAGTTAAAATTCATACCCCCGTTATATATGCCTGCATAGCCGTAATTTTGATCTAAGCTATGAGCAAAATACGTGCCGTTTAAGTCAAATCCCTTTGTAGCCACTCCCGACACTAAAACATTGTCGAAAGTGGCTCCGTTAAAAACCGTTCTACCAGATTGCAAATCAGGCATTGTACCTGCAAATTTTACTCCATTTTTACTTGTTGCAGTAAAACCGCGCATGACTTTATCTGCGGTTACATCGCCTAGATTTATCGCATCTATGCAGACATGCGGATGTCCATCCGAGCGGTTGTAGTAGCCGTTACCGTGTGGAAAATCCACATAAAATACAGGGTTGCTGGGATTTGTCCAGTTGTCAATTCCAAACGATGTGGATTTATTTATTCTAAAGTTGCTTGCCGCTGTGTCTATTGATTTTATCTGCCCTTGCTTACCTGCCACAGTGAGCGTATCAAGCATTTTAGAGCTATCAATACCTAAAGCATTTACAAGCACTGCATAAGGTATTTTTGCCGTTGGCTTAGAATACCCGTCCTTGGGATAATAGCCCTCTTCAAACTTTGTGTGAACATTGTTTTCCCAAGGTGCATTTACCACTTCTGAAGCCATATTCCAAGTACCACGGTTGGGGATGATGCCCCTTATTCCTGCTACTGTGAGTGTATCGAGCATCTTGTTAGCATCTACTCCTGCAGCATTAGCCAACACCGCATAAGGTATAGCTACGCAGGGCTTGTACTGCCCGTTTTGTGAATAAAAACCCTGCTCCATCCTTGCTAAGAATTTAGACTCCCAATGAGCATTTACAAATTCCACCGTATCTGCAACATTTCCTCTGATTGGTATAGCCCCTTGTTCCCCACAAACCACAGTATCATTAAGAGTTTTGTCTGCCCGATATCCGACTGCATTTTTGACAATGTGAGTAGGTACTATCACGTAAGGCTTTAATCCACTTCCATCGTCTGTGTGATAATATCCTTCCTCAAGTCTAATTACGTATCCACCCTCCTGTAAGTACAACCACATCTCAGCACTATCAGGACCATGATAACCTCTTATAGGTATTGTTCCCTTAATACCTGATATTGTTAAATTATCAAGCATTTTATTAGCATCCACATGTAAGAAGTTAGACAAAACAGCATATGGAACAGAAACATAAGGTTTCCACTGGTCTATCTGTGCATAGAACCCTTGCTCCATCCTAAAAACATATTTATTCTCCCAATGGGCATCCATAAGTTCTACAGACTCCATTCCATTTCCACGATTTATCATTTCACCTTCTACCACCTCATCATCACTGTCAGCAGTGACCGTCTTATACCCCTGTAGCACTTGTGCCTTAGATGCTGTCACATCATCTGATGTAACACCGCCTGCTCCGCCTCTTAAAAGTATTGCCTGCGCCATATTACACCCCCTTTATAAGTAGCAAGATATCAGTTTCAGGTCTTTTTACAAAACAACTTATAACTATGTATTCGTCATAAGTATCTATCCTGTCTACACAACTCCAAGCCTTTTTTATAGCCTTTACTCTTGCGCTATCTGTAATACCGTCAGGTATTATGAGAGCTATCTCAGGCACATCTGTACTCTTAATACCTGCTATATCTATACGCTGTGTGTAAGGCCCTTGTGTGGTAAACCTTGAAGCCGTCACTGGTATCTGCCTTGTACCGCTTACCGCTTTATCCAGCTTTGCAAAATTGCTGTTAAAGTCCTCGACATTATAATTATCTGTCCTGTCCGGCATTTTCAATTTTAGATTATCCGTTTCTCTCATAAATCACCTACCTTAAATCCAGCTCCGTCAACTGCTCATGAGTATACTGCTCCAGAGCTCCATGGGTTTTCTTTTCAAGCATTCTGTGTGATGTGTACCACAGCACCACTTCCAGTTCCATATTTGCCGGCACTACCTCATCTGCAAGCTTTTCTATTTCTTCCTTGAGTTCTTTTGATGATAAAGCCACCACTACGCTGACCTTGTAATGCTCCATATCTATATTTAGATTAAAGTCTTTCTCCGAGCCTACCATAGCTAAAAGGCTACGATAAAAGGTTCTATATGTGTAAGGAAGTCTACCTTGCATTACTCCAAGGATTCTAAGATTCCTTACATCAAGCTCATCTGTATCCTTGCTTGATATCTTTAATATTTTTTCCCATCTTGCAGCAGTGTCAACATCCTGACTTAATATAAACGCGTTATTCAAGTAGCTATTGCCTTTACTCCAAAAAAGTTCGAGTTCGGGTTGTTCAGCATACATCATCTGATTGAATTCCGTCACATTTTTTAGAATATCCGGAAGGTAGTCTATCAATTTCCTATCCATTGAAAGTACCTCTTACAGCAATAGTGTCGGGATCCAATATAGCATTAGATGCGGTACCGTTTAGCTTAGTATCTGCTATATCTTTAATTCCGTTTATAGCAAGAATCTTGCTCTCGATATTTGAAATTCTAACCACTATATTATCTACAGTATCCCAAGATTTATTAAGCTCTAAAAAGTAGCTGTCAATAGCGTTTTGGATATGCGATTTCAAAGCATTAAAATTGTATCCTGAGTCATAAACTATATTAGTATCTATATTTATACTCTTTGTTTTTACGGATTGTATATGGCAAGTGTGACCGATTGATGCAAGGCCGTCGCCTAACTGATCACCTTTCGGATCTATCAGCTTTTGCACATTTGTAACAAGGGTTGAACTCGCCTGCCCGTATTCAGAGTTAGTTATAATTGCAAGGATATGGCCCGGCAAATTATGAGCATTGCCATCTTTAGCCCTTAAAATCTTACAACCGCCTACACCTTCAATAGCTGTAATCTTCTGATAGTAGTCCTTCTTATTACCACCAAATGCTTGAGTGTCAAAGGACGAATAGTATCTTTTTCTGAATTCCTCAGTACCTTCTTCATCCTCTCCGTATATCTCTATACTCTCTATATTTGCTGTCTCAAGGCCGTCTATATACTCTATGGGTATAAGGCTTCCTCTCTCAGCATTTGGAGCTCTTCCTGCAGTCTCGCAAGTGATATAAAATCTTCCTGCACTTATCTTTTCGGATACAACCCAGTTAAATCTTGAACTTGAAAACCTTTTACCCACTTCCACATCTATATTAAATACAGCTATAGCCTTTGCATATGTTGCCTGTTTCGGTACAAGCCCCCTCTCCAAAGCCCTTCTTATCAGATACTCCCTTGGTGCAGTATCAGCAAAAGTGCAATCTATAAGACTATCAAGTGCAATGTAGGCCTGTGCCAATTCTGCACATACCGGAGCGACGGCGGAATAAATAACAGAGCCCTCTCTTTTGTCGATACTATTACCAACTCTTGATAGGACTCTGTTTAATATATTTTCATATGTATTCTCTTCAAACACTATCTAACCTCCGTTTCTATGTCTATGCCACCGTAAATACTGTCAACTTTGAAATTCACAAGAAGAGTATCCCTGTTTCTGCCGAATTCAAAATCATAAACAGCTGTAATTCTATCATCTTGCAGTAGTGCTTCACTTATAAGTCTTTCCGCCTCATCCTCTACTATGTCCGGATGAGTACCTATGAGAGCCTCTAGCTCTGCCCCATAATTCCACGAATAAATCAGAAATTTGTATCTTTCAGTATTTAAGATAAGCATTATTGCTTGCTTTACGGCTTCTCTTTCATCTACAAATCCGGATATCTTGCCTTTTTCAAAGTCTATAAAAAAGGTATTGCTCGGCTCCGTGGACTCATTTATCTGTATTATATCTTTATCGTTTAAAGGAAGCATGTCATCACCTCACCTTGTCCAATACTATGTACTTCTGTCCACCGTCAACCCTTATAAGGATTACCTGCTCACCTATTTTAAGACTGTTATCAAGCGTAATTCTGCCAATTCCCTCAGCCTCACAAGTGATTTTACTAACCATTCCCGTAATAATAAGAGCACTCTCAGGTATCGTAAGCTTCTGATCTATCCATATCTCAAGTGGTGATGCCTTTACCACTTTCCCAAATCTGAAAGACATAGGATCCTTTGATTCCACCGCTTCAAGTGCAGCCTGCTTTACCGCTTCAACTAAATCAAACATTAAACAGCTCTCCTCTCAGCTTTAAAGTCATTAGATGTTCATCATTCTTAAATGTGTGAGTTACCTTTTCAGCTACCATATAGCTTGATACCTTAGTATTTTCAATCTGTAACATAACTACCAAAGACGAACCTGCTCTTACTCTCGTGTCTCCAAAAGCATCTTTTATAGTGAGCGTTTTAGCAACCTTGTTGTAATACTTAAGAAGTGCCTCAGCTTTTTTTGCTCCCGACTCTTTCGTTTCTACCGTCTCATTAAGCTGTAGTACTCCCCACTTATTGATATTCTCGCCGCTTTTTACTAAGAAAACATCATTTGTCTTATCCTTAGTGTTCTTATAGACTACCTTTACCTGATTGTACGTCTTGTTATCTATTGAACTGCTGTAATCATAAGACTGAGCGGTATCGGTATTTACAAGTAAGTCAAGTTTCATACTGTCAATATTCTTAAGCGTAAGCTTACCTACATTGTCATAGAATACGTATAGTTTACCTGTGTTCTGCAAAGTCTCATCTATAGCATTCTGTACAATATCAAAGAGAGTCTTGTTCTGCTCTTCTCTGCGTGGTATCTTATAGCCTGTATCCTCAAGTTCTCCGATATTAAGCCTGAAATCTTCAGCGATAAGCTTTATAACCTCGCCTGCAGTCAAATTATTGTATGCGTAAGTATCTTTATTCTTTAAATATCTCAACTGGTCATAGGCGGTACACTCTACAATATTGCTATCCTTACTCGATAT